TTGGAAGCCGGCAATGTCCTGATGGTTGATCGAGAGCGCGGCATATCCGTTGCCGCTCCGGCACTGGTCCATTTCCCAAAAGGCGGACCAGACGCGCTCGGCGGCGAGCGGCACATAGACGGCTGATCCGGCCTGCGCATCCTCGACGGACACGGCGAGCCCGTCGATCAGCCTTTGGTAAAACGGGAGCGGTCGCCCGCCGCGCGGTCGATCTGGTTCAGGACGAACGGGAAGCGCTCATAGAGCGCAGCCGCAGCGGCCTCGCTGAATTCGTGCTCGGCGCCGTCGAACCGGACCTTGCCCTCCCAGCCCAGCGTCAGCTTTGCCAGCCAGCGCACACGGCGGGCGCTATAGGTCGCCGCCGTCGGTTTGCCGTCGTTCTGGGCGGCGAGCAACTCGTCGGTGAGAGCGTCCTGCGCGGCAACGGCCCGCGCGCTATCCGGCCCGGCGACGCGGATGCGCAGGCCGAGCGGCGTCTTGCCATCCGGCCCCATGATGTCGACGACGATGCCCTCGTCCTGCCGGCGGATCGACGCCTCGATGTCCGAGAGGTCAACCACTCCGGGCGCGGGAGAGGCCGCGGGCGCGCTGGCCCGCTTGGTGGTGGCGGTGCGCTTCGGGGTGCTCATCAGCCGACCGGACCTTTGCGGACGATGTTCGAGTTGATGGCGATCGTGCAGCCCATCGCCTGCACGGTGTTCGCCTCGCCGCCCTGCTCCGGGGTCGCCATGACCACGCCAACGAACTTGCGCTCGGAGGCGGCCGGCACGGTGGTGACCGTGTGCGTGCCGCTCTGGGTGCCGGAGGTGGTGATAGCCGTTCCGCCGGGGGTCGCCGTGACGCTGAACGTGTCGGTCGAGAGCACCGTCTTGACGTAATAGGTCGTGCCGGCGGTGAGCCCGGTCGGCAGCGCGCCAGTCGTCGAGAAGATGATGGGCTGGTCGGCCACGAGGCCGTGCGCGGTCCACGACACCACGCCGGGCGCGGCGATGGTCATGGTGGCGGCCGACGAGCGCGGCGCCGGCGCATCCGTCAGGACGATCTTGAAGGGGTAGTTGTAGGCCGTCGCCTGCGCGGCCTGGAGCGCGTTCTGGCCGGGATCGGACGGGATGATGTTGAACGTGTGCTCCTGGGTCCCGCCGTTACGGGTGCCCTTCAGCGTGAAGTCGCGGGCCCGGTTGATCTCCGAAACCGCGATCGAGGCGGCGGTATCGCCGACGGCGCCGAGCGTCGCCCAGCCTTTCACCTCGGTCCAGGAATAGGACGCGAAATCGGCCTCGACCAGATCCGCATCCGGCACGTCGAGCGGTGTGCCGCCGATATAGAACCGGCTGCCCGCCACAGTGGCGCGTTTCGCCATTGTCTCTTCCTCTCAGATGGTTAGACGAATTCTTCCCAGAGGACCGTCACCGGGATCATCACCCGCTGGTCCTCGACGATGACGCCGGCAACGGCCGGGCGCTCATAGACACGCACTCTCACATCGCCATCCCAGAGCATCAGGTCGGCGGGATAGGCGGCGACGATGGCGCCAGCGATGTCGAGCGGGGCGTCTGTTCCGACGCCGAGCGGCCACATCACCGACACCTGCAGCAGGCCGCGCAGCTGGTGCGCGCCGTCCGATGCGATCTCCAGCCGGTCGACGCGGTTGGGGATGAAGTCGACGCGCAGGAATTTGCCGGAGGCCGGCGGCGTGAAAGACACGTTCGGCCAGGCGATCGGCAGTGCGCCGGCCGCGCCCGTGAGCGTGCCCAGGCGGGCGAGCAGCAGCGCCTTGATGCGGGCTTCTGTCGATGTCGGCATTCGGCTATCCTGCCCGCATGAAACTCAGCGACATCGCGGTTTACGACCGCCTGCATGCCGCCCGCGAAGCTCTCGGCTCCGAGGAGGGCGAGACAGGCCACGGCGACACCGCGATCAAGGCGGCCCGCCGCGCGCTGGCGCTGCTACAGGCTGGGCACCTCATGAAGATGGATGGCGTCGAGGAAGCCCCGCCGCCGGCTAAGCCAGCCCCAGACGGCGCATAAGCTCGGCCTCGCGCTTCGCCACGATCTGCTGCCAGCCCTGCGCAGCCGTGCGCACGAAGGCGTCCGGCGCCTGCCCGCGCGCGCCGTACTCGCGGGCAGCGGCATAGGAGGCCGTATAGCCGACATAGAACGACTGCCCGAGCGTCAGGCCGGCAATGGTGAGTTCGACCTGCTGACCGGCCGGATAGCTCGCGCCGTCCGCAGGCCGAGCGTTCGGATCAATCGACGGCATGGCGGACGTGGATCCGAGAAGCGAGGCCCGAAGAAAGCCTGTGTCCACCCGCATGCGCCCGCCGGCCCCGCGCGGCTTCTGCATCTCGCTCACAACCTCCTGCACGGACGCCTTGAAGATCGCCTCGACGGCGCCCTCGACGCCCTTGCACCAGTCGCCGACCTGCGCCGCGAAGCTGGTCACTGCCGCGTCTCCTGATAGCGGCGCACGACGCGGGCGAAGAAGTCCATCTTGTAATCCACCCAGCAGCGGCAACCGAGCGTCTCGCTGGTCGGTGCCGCCGGGTGATGCGGATAGCGCAGCCGCGCACCCGACGCGCTGATGAACGGCTGATCCAGCGGCACCGTCTGCCCGCCGAGCGATGCATGCTGATGCGTCGGTCGCACCCGGCCGTCGGCGGCGTTCCGCCAGGTCTTGGTGGTCGTCTCGGCCTCAATCTTTCCCGCCGCCACCGCCTGCCGGATCGCGTCATCGCGCCCCTTCGACATGGCCTGCATCGTCTCGTGCCGGGCGATGGTCTCGCCGCGCAGCTGGAGATAGCTGTCCGCCAGCCGGCCGGTGATCTTCGACACCTCCTCGCGGGAGAGTGCCCTGCCCTCGCGGATCGCCTTGAGAACCGTGCGGTCGAAGCGCTTATCCCGCCGGCCGAGCGTCAGATACTCCCGCATCCGGGCCGGGTCGCCGGACAGCAAGTTGTCCCGCGCCCGGTCGACATAACCGGCCTGCAGCGAGGTCAGGCCGATGATGCCGCCCTCACGGCGCCCGGTGGCGCGGCTGACACGGCCGATCACGTCCAGCGCCGTCGTGCGCGGGTTGTCGCCCCGCGCGAGGCCGGCGGCAAAGCTCTGGCGCAGCGCGTTGGCCTGGTCCTCGACAATGCCGGTCACGAGCGCCGACGACGATGCCCGCAGCCATTCCTCGGCCTCGATGTTCCGCACGCCGAACCGGAACACGACGCGGTTGCCGTCGGGATCGCGGGCCCGAATGTTCGCCGCCTCGCCCATGCCGGCGGCGTAATAGGTCTCGCTGATCGCCAGTTGCAGCGGACCGAAGGCGGCCGGGTCCAGCCCGATCGCGCGCACCGCCGCCTCGATGTCCCGACGTTCCAGCGCCTCCAGCACCCGCAACAGCGTGATGGCGTCCACTGTCTCGCTGATCGCCCGGTGAAACGCTTCGCGCAAACGCGGCTCGTATTGGGCAAGGAGCGCGTCGATCTCGCGGCGGGTCATGGGGTCAGGCCACCAGGTCGATTTCGTAGAGCACCGCGATGCCCGCGGGCGCCAGCGGGCGGACGGCGGCAATCTCCTGCCACGCCACGGCATCGTCGCCGGTGGCGGTCGCCTGCTCGGCCGTGATGCCCTCGGCGATGCGATCGTCATCGCTGGGCACGACGCCAGCCGCCCCGGAAATGGTGATCGTGCGCTTGGTATGACCGATGAGCGTCCCGTTGATGTCGCGGAGCTCGCGATCGGCCACCATGACGCGGACGGTGTGATAGGTCGGCGAACCCGTCGGCGGCTCCCACGGCTGCGCAGGCGCGCCGCTGGGCGGCTTGCGCAGCGTCGCGGGGTAGCCCTCAGGCGCGGAGACGTCGCCGATGGAGCGGATCGCCTGCTCCACCTCGGCGGCGATGGCGGACCAGTCTTCGGCCATGCGTCACACCACCATGATCGCCGGCTCGTCGGTGCGCACTAGCAGCGGCCACAGCAGGCCTTCGATGCGCGTCGAGGTCGGCGTTGCGTCAGCGATTCCGTTGCCGGTTCCGCC